CAGCCGCCGAAGGGACCTTGCTTGACTGGTTCCTGACAAGCCTTGCAGGAACCTTCGGCCTTGCAGTCTGCGATCAGGTGTTTGAAGTTTTCCATGGGGTTCCCTTTCCGGTTCGGCCTTCGGGTCCATTCCCGCGCCTTATAATTCCTTTTCGGATCTTTTTCGAAATACTTAATAATTTATTATCGTAAGAATTCATGCCCTTGATTTCCCATGCCTTTTCGGGTTATCGTTTCCCAAACTTCGAAACCATTGGGGAAATTGGGTTATGACCGAATCGGTTCCCGCCGTGCAGGCAGAATTGGCCGTGAAAAACCGCATCATCAAAAATGAACTGGTCGATATAGATCGGCTCACGCCCTTCCAGGGAAACCTGAAAGTCCTGGACGACAAGCGGTTTAATAAACTCCGCAAGTCCCTCGTCGATGAGGGATTCAGCTTCACGGTCCACGTTTGGGAAAATGGGGACGTGATATATATCATTGACGGGCATCAGCGCGTGTCAGTCCTGACCCAAATGCGAAAGCAGGGTTATGATATTCCCCCAATCAACTGCGCTTTCATTTCCGCGCGCACATACCATGACGCAAAAAAGCTTGTGCTGCTTGCGGTGAGCCAATACGGCAAAATTCAAAAGGAAGGATTCGCCGATTTTGTTTCAGGTGAGGACTTCGATTTTGAGGACTTCGATTTCCCCGATCTGACTTTCGATTTGGGGGAACTTAATTTCGACATGCCGGAACCCACGCCGGAAATTGCAGAGGACATGCAGGCCGCCGATGAAAAGGAATCCGAACCAGAGGACCCGGTTGATGACTTCGATGACAGACCGCCGCAACGCGTGAATGCCGGGGAAGTCTGGCGACTGGGTTCCCATGTCCTCGCGTGCGGTGATTCAGGCAACGCTGCTTTTGTTCATCGCGTCATCGGTTTCGAATCGGCTGACTGCATTGTCAGTGACCCGCCTTACGGCCTTTCATTCATGGGAAAGGAATGGGATAAGGGCGTCCCCAGTCAGCACCTTTGGGAAGTCTGGTATTCGCGCATCAAGCCAGGTGCGCACTTGCTCAGCTTTTCAGGAACCAGAACCTATCACCTGATGACCGTTGCAATAGAGAATGCCGGTTTCGAAATAAGGGACATGATGCAGTGGATTTATGGTCAGGGCTTTCCTAAGTCGCATGATATTTCCAAGGCGATTGACAAGGCGGCGGGTGCTGAGCGGACAGAATTTAAAGAATATATCGCTCCCGATGGTAAGAAGCGTAGCGGAGGGACAAAAGGAGTCAGCCATAACTTTTCGACTGCCGAATCGAGTAAATGGAATGAAGGCTACGAATGGAAAACATCGACCCCCGTAACCCCCGACGCCAAAAAATGGTCCGGCTGGGGCACGGCGCTGAAACCCGCCAATGAACCGATCTGCGTGGCGCAAAAACCTTGTTCGGAAAAAACCATAGCGAAGAACGTGCTTAAGCATGGGACGGGTGGGTTGAATATTGATGGGACGCGCATCTTCGAAGGCGCGGACGGGAATGTCACACCGGAAAGAACAGGACGCTTCCCCTCCAACGTCATTCTCGACGAGGACGCTGCGCAGGTGTTGGATAGGCAGAGTGGGGAATCAAAAAGCGCTGTTCGAAAAATAAAACACGATGAGGACCGCAACATAAACAATAAGGTTTATGGTCAGGGGTATGTTGGACAGGAAGGCGGTTTCGAGGACAGCGGCGGCGCATCCCGATTCTTTTATGTCGCAAAACCTTCGAAGTCTGAAAAGGGAAAAGAGAATCACCACGCCACGGTCAAGCCTGTTTCCCTGATGCAATACCTTGTGCGCATGGTTTCCCAGCCAGACGGCCTTGTTCTGGAACCGTTCGCAGGGTCTGGAACCACGCTGCTGGCATGCGAAAAGGAAGGCATGAACTGCATTGCTTTTGAACTGGACCCCTTGCATTGCGATATAATCCTAAGCAGGTGGGAAAAACTAACAGGCGAAAAAGCAGTCCTGCTATCAGGGGGGGAACAGGCGCATGAAACCGGCGAACGCATGGCAGAAGGGTCAATCAGGTAATCCAAGCGGACGCCCAAAGCTTCCCGACCAGACCCAAAGGCTGAGAGAGCAAGGGAAAGTTGAGGCGATTGAGGCGCTAGCCAAGGTCATGTCGATGACGCTTGCCGAAATTTCCAGGCTTCCAAAGGACCCTACCGCTTCAGCTGCATTGCTTTTGGCGGGTTCCGTCATGCACAAGGCAATCAAGACGGGTTGCCCTGTCCGCGCGAATTTCATTTTCCAGTATATGGTTGGAAGGCCGGAAACCGCGCAGCCCGAAGTTTCGGACAGTCCTGATCAGAACACAATCCGGCTTGCCTATTCGAGGGATGACCTTGGATCATGAAACGGAATCCGGGATCATTCTGCCTGGCGGCGCGGTGTCGGAGCCCTGCCTTACCAAGTTCATTCCGTTCGGCTATCAGCGGGAAGTCCTGGCGCTGGTCATGGATCATGATTACAAGCGCTTCACGCCTGAGATACTCCTGTCTGGCTCTGTCGGCTCAGCGAAGTCCAGCCTCATGGCTCACATTATCCTGAAGCACTGCCTGCAGTGGCCAGGCGCTTGCGTGGGCATCGGGCGGCGGTCCCTGCCGGATCTGAAAAAGACCCTGTACAAGGAAATTATTGAGCATATGTCGGTGGGTTCGCACGGTCCCTGCCTGATCGAAGGTCGGCATTATAAAAAGCGCGACAATACCGCCGAAATCCTTTTCAGCAACGGCGCATCCATCATGCCGGTGACATGGGGGGACCAGCGCTATAGCAAGTTCCGCTCAATGAAGTTCAGCATGCTGGCCTTTGAGGAGTTGACCGAAAATGATGAGGACTTCGAACCTGGGTTCAAAATCCTGAAAGCGCGCCTGCGCCGCATTCCATGGGTTCCCGAAAACCTTTTGATTGCTGCGACGAATCCCGATGAACCAGAATCGGTCTGGCATAAATACTTCATCCAGGGCGCGGAACGGTTCGACAGCCGCCTTGTCTTTTACTCCCAGACCGCTGATAACCCCTACCTCGATCCGGTATACCTATCGCAGCTGCTGCAGGACTATTCCCCATTGGAAGCGGAACGCTACCTGCGCGGGCGCTGGATCAGCCTGGAAGGGAAAGGGATATACCACGCATACCGGGAGGAAAAGAACTTTCGGAAGGAACCTTACAAGTATGACTGGACGCGGCCTCTGCATATCACGTTTGACTTTAATAGCGCCGATGGGAAGCCGCAATCATGCGCGGCCTTCCAGCAGGACCAGCATGGAAACTTTCATTTCTTTCAGGAATCGGTGATCGACCAGGCGAACTGGTGCCTTGATAACCTGGATGACCTGGAAGCGAAGGGCATATTCGAGGGAAAGCAGGGCGAAAGAAAAGTCAGTGTTCAAAAGGTATTCGTCCATGGGGATGCCACAGGCAAGGCGCGCAGCACGAATTCCCTTCGCTCAAACTATGAACTGATCACCGGCTGGTTCGCTGACCGTGGAATCCCCGTGCAAATGGCAGTCCCAAATATCAATCCACCTATAGTAAAGCGCTGGACTACGGTCAATGCCTTGTGTGAAAATGCACTCCATCAAAGACGGCTCTATATATATGCGTCATGCCCGGTTCTTAACCTTGGTATGAAGCTTTCCCGGAAAAAACCGGGAACCGCTATCGAGGATGATTCGAAGCGCTACCAGCATATTACAACGGCGCTCGGCTATGCCTTGTGCTTTTTGAAAGAAAACGAAAACCGCAAAAACAAGGTGGTGACTGATGATTGATCTATTCGCCGATTCGAACCGAAAAATGATCGCGACATTCATTCAAAAAGAAAAGCCACGCCTTGCATTCAATGCGGACATTTTCAAAATCCTGGAAGGCAATCTGCGTGAACTCTTAGAGGAACGCATGATGGATGACCTCGGGAAAAGTTCATTCAATCAGGCAAAAACGCGCATGGCACCGATCAATATTTTCAAAAAAATTGTTGCGAAGCAGACCAGCATTTACAACCAGACCGTCATGCGAACGGTTGAAAACGGCACCGACCAGGACATCGAACTTTTGCGCTGGTATGAGAAGACTTTGAACCTGAACGTGAAAATGGGTCGAAACAATTTCCTTTATAACGCATTCCTCTATTCGCTGCTGCAGATCACCTTGACCAATGTGAACCCTGAAACCAGACTGGGAACGCCTTTCGTGCGGTCGGTGCCGAACCATCAATTCCTCATCATGTCGGTATCGGAATCCGATCCAACCAGCCCTGACATTGTGATCATATGCATGGACAAAATCCAGAATGATGAAAATAAAGAGGATGACTGCTACTACGTGTTCACGAATCAGCAGTTCATTATCATGAACGGGGAAGGCCGGATTCACACAAGGGAAATGAACCGCCACGGCGCTGATGGAATGAACCCCTACCAGACCACGCCCTACGTTTATAACAACTGGTCCGAACACCTTTCGATGCCTATGATCCAGCCTGATAACCGGGAAATGTCCATCCTGATCCCCCTGCTGCTGACTGACCTGAACTATGCGGTCAAGTTCCAGGCCTTTTCAACTTTCGTAGCGACCGATACCGATGACACGAAAATTGAACTGTCACCGAACGCGGTTGTGTTCCTGAAATCTGATGGAAGCGGAAACAAGCCAAGCTTCGAAGCAATCAAGCCTTCGATTGATATCCAGCAGACCCTTGCCCTGGCGTCCTCTGAAATGTCCCTATGGCTCAGTTCCAAAGGAATCAGACCCGGTGCGGTCGGATCACTGGGCGCTGATGAATTCGCCTCTGGCGTTTCCAAAATGATCGAAGAGAGTGACACCTATGAATCGGTGAAAGAACAGATCGGTGTTTATGAACAGGCTGAAGCCGCATTCTGGGAAAAGCTTTTAAAGCAGATCCATCCCTTTTGGGTTGCCGGTCTGCGGGTTGAACAGACCCACGTATTCACTCCCAGCGCCCGCGTGGTCACGAAGTTCACGCAACCAAAGCCGATGCAATCGCGCATGGCTCTGATAACGGAACTGAAGGCCGAACTGGAATCAGGGTTCACAACCCTGGAACGTGCGGTCAAGCGCCTGAATCCCGAAATGGATGACGCCGCGATTTCCGAACTGATCGACCAGGCGAAAGATGAAATGGCCGCAAAAGCGCCACAGTCTGCGCCTCTGCGGTCGATGGGCCCTAGTGAATTTATGGCAAGCTGAGGTTGGTTCATGACACGAAACAAAAGCACGAAACTGTTTTTGGAATTCCCCGAAGATTTTTCGAGCGAGGAAAAAAGGCAGCTTGCCGAACGCGTTATCGAGTTCATCCAGGACCGAACCAAAATGGGATATAACGTGTACGGGCGGGACTGGTCAGGCGATGCCGGGAAATATACGCCCGAATACGCGCGGAAGGTCGGCAAAAGGGAAGGCGGTCCAGTGGACCTGGCGCTTTCCCATGACATGATCGAAGCAATCCAATATTTCCCTGGGCAGGGCGCGATTGGTTTTAAATCAGGAACCAAAATCGAGCGGAAGGCTGAAGGCAATATCCTAGGGACCTATGGCCAGGATGCACCGATACCGGGGAAAGCCAGGCCTTTCCTCGACATTCTGAAAAAAGATTTGCAGGACCTGATAGCTGAAGTGAGGTATGAACGTGACTGAAGAACAGAAAGAGAAAAAAAAATCCTATTACCAAAGGAACAGGGAAAAGCGCCTTGCTCAAATGCGCGCTTACAACCCGGGCTATTATCAGCGAAACAAGGATGAACTTAAATTCAAAATCAAACTAAGGCGGTGCCTGGGCAATGACGAAATCAAACGGCGCGGACACGCGCGAAGTTCGGAAGCTGTTCAGTGACATAACAAAGCGGCTGAGTTCCCCAGAACTGATGCGGAAACTCGGCGCATTCGTCATCGTCACAATTCGCGAAAGGACCCGAGGCAAGGGTCAGGGCGTTCGAACTCCCAACGGTCGGGCATCGCAGCTGCGCCGGGTGACCCCTGAATACGCCGCTCAGCGGGCGAAAATGCGTGGACGGCACCCACAGGCTGCGACTGGAACAAGGTCGAACCTGACAGCAACCGGAGCCCTTTTGGATTCGATGATTCTCAAAAGGGTATCGGGCAGTGATTTCTTTATTGGGTTCCGAAACCGGCGCGAGGAATTGAAAGCAGAGGGACAGGAAAAAAGGCAAGGCAGGCGGTTCCTGGTTCTGTCGAGCACTGAGATTGTCACGATGCGCAAGTACGCGGCAAAAATTGTAGCCGATGAACTGTGAAAGATACAGTGTTTCAGTTGACACATTCTTTTTTTGGAGGTTATTCTAATGACACAAGCCAATCAAAACAATCCCGGTGGGATTGACCCCAACGCTGGTGGCGAAGGGCAGGACGGCGAAAGTCAGATTCCAGACAAAGTCGATTACCGTACTTACAAAAAGACGGTCGATAATGAAAAGAAACTGAAACAAGCGCTTGCTGATCGCGAGGCGCGCCTTGCTGAGTTCGAAAAACAGCAGCAGGCCGCGAACGAAGCGAAGCTGCTCGAACAGAACCAGCACCTCACTGTCATCGAACAATTGAAAAAGCAGAATGACGAACTGAATGGAAAGATTCAGTCCTTTCATGAACAGCAGACCTTCAGCAGAAAGATGCACAAGGTTGTGGGTCTTTTGCAGCAAAAAGGCATTCAGCTTGATCAAAAATATCTGGACCTGATTCCGGTGGATCAGATCCAGGTGGACGCGGAAGGCAATCCCGATATGACTTCGGTTGTTAAGGTTGCTGACAGTTTCGTCAAGGAGCACCCAAGGCTGGTCACTCCCTTGCCTAATGATCTGCCGGGAACGCGCCCGGGAAATTCGTCCACAACTCTCACCTATGAGGCCTGGACGAAACTACCGCCGAAGGAAAAAAGGGAACGCTTCAAGGATATCAAGCAATAGTAAATCCATGGTTCAGGCCATGGTTTATTAACTCAACTCAGGGAAGGAAAGGTTTTAAATCATGGCAGATACCAACACAGGTGATGTAAGCAACGCGATCCAAAAATTTTGGTCCCCAACTTTCATGGACGAATTGCGCCAAACCAATATCGTCGTGTCACAGGTGAACCGCGAATACGAAGGCACCATGGCAAAAATGGGCGACACCGTGAAAGTCCTTCAGGTCAATAAGCCCACTGGCCAGACCCTGACAAAGGACGGCTCAGGCGGTGAAACGACTTTCACTCCTGAAACCATGTCGATCAGCTACGTGGATATCGTAGCCGATAAGCGCTTTGTCGCGTCCTATGAAATTGATGACACGGTTGACCTTCAGACCCTGCTGGACCCTTTTTCCCCGAACTCGGTGAAGGTCCGCGGTGCTCTCCTGGACGCGGTGAACTCTCAGGTGAACACCTATATCTATGGCCTGTTCACAGGCGGAACCGTGACCGCTTCGACATCGACCATGACCGCTGCAGTCATGGCCGCGGTTCGCAAGGTTGCCGGTCAGAAAAAATGGGACAAGACCAAGCCTTGGTATGGCAACCTGTCGCCTGAATACTGGGCCGACTGCCTGGTTGACGAAAAGCTGACTTCCAGTGATTTCGTAGCGGCTGGTCTGGTTGAAAACGCACTGGCGGGCGGCGTCAAGCGCTTCGGTTTCAACCTGTTCGAAGACAGCAGCCTTACCAACAGAGGTTTCTTTTTCCATCCCGATGCAATCCTTTTCTGCATGCAGTACGCACCGCGGTTCATGCTGTCCAGCCAACATGCTCAGAAAAAATTCGCATACGTTCTTTCGTGTGACCTGGTCGGCGGCGGAAAACTCGGAATCGACGGCGATGACAAGTACAACCTGGTGCAGGTTGCTGCGCCCTGATCCGGCGTTCATGAATTGACCCCGCGTATTGTCGGGCAAGCGGGGGAATCGGGCGACCGTTCCCCCATTGTTTTTTTTATGAGGTTTCACGTCATGCAGAGTTCACTCGATCAGCGCATTCTGTTTTACAAGGCCAATACCACAACCTGGACCGATTACAGCATTCAGCTGAATGACTGGAACAATGGAAAGACTGTCAGCCTGTCGATGGACCCCGGTGACTACCTCTATATTTCCTCTTTTCTCCCCTTTAACCACAAGCATTTCAAACTCGCCACGCCCGCAGTGACGGCGCGTTCCCCCTATATTGAAACCAATGACCTGGCGCAGTGGTTTCCGGTTGCCGATCAGCTTGACCATACTTCCGGCATGACAGCTTCGGGCGTCATCCAGTTCACGCGTGATCGCGATGGACGCTGGGGACGCGCGACAAATAACAAGCGCAACATTCCCGTAATGAGCGGCGCGCCCACACAGGTTTATGATTCATTCTGGACCAGGATCAGCTTTCCCGCGGGTGCGATCAGCTTCACCGCGAGCTATATCGGTCAGTGCTTTTCCTCTGACACCGATCTTTATGCAGAGTATCCCGCACTCCGAAACACCGGACTTTTGAATGCGTGGCAGACTGGCAAGGCAGACTGGAATGACCAGCACTTACTCAGTGCGTGCTATATCACAAAGGTCCTGCGCCAGAAAAATATAATCCAATCGAATGAACAGCTGCTTGATCTGGCCACGCTGAAAACTCCCAGCGTGCATAAAACGGCGCAGATAATCTTTTCAGGCCTGGGCGCTAAGAACTATGCAAGTGACATTGCGGCGGCGCAAAAGGCCTTTGAGGATAGCCTGGTCATGGGCAAGTTCCAGGTTGACGCCGATCGGGATGGAATCAAAGGACCGATCGACCGCACGAGCACAACCTTGCGCATGACAAGGGGTTGAGCCAATGTCAAAAGTCACTGACATTCGGGATGCGCTGAACCTTATCATTCAAACCGCACTCCCAACTTACATGAAGCTGACCGATTCAATCGACACAATAGATAATGCCAATATCATGCTGCGAAAGGGCTTTCGTGTGGGTTATGGACCTGCCGACAATTCAAGCCGCGAATGGTGCATGACACATATCCAAAGGCGCAGGCAATTCAGCTTCGCACTGACAAATGCCTATGTCCCGAACCTTGATGCCGATGGAAGGCAGGACGCAGAGGATGTCCTGATGGATGATCAGAATAAGGTTGTGAAAGCCGTGCATCGTGATCCCGAACTGACAGGGGTTGCGATCAGTTCCGATTTTGCATTCGATAACGGCATCGAATATCTTTTGAATGATTCCGGCGAAAAACAATATATTATGATTGTCACCACAATCAGCGTTGATTACTACGAAGGGGTATAACAATGGCCTACGCTTCCCGCAGTTCAGTTATGGCGTTTGTACCAGAAGTCACGGAAGGCACGCCCGTTGACCCTGCAGCAGACAATTTTACCGTTGTGCGTGAAGGCGCTTCAATCAGTGGCGCTATGAACACTGTGACTTCCGATGAACTCCGAAACTCCATCGGTGCATCGAAAGCTTTTGCGACAAGTCAGGCACCGACCGGCTCAGTGCCGAAGTATTTCAAGCCTTCGGGCGTGGAAGGCCAGGCTCCTGACTATTCCATACTGATCGAATCCTGTATCGGTTCGGTATCTGAGGCATCCACGGAATACCTGACCGCTGCGTCATCGACCGCGGGAACCTCTGCCGTAGCTGCGAAAATCAAGGTGACTGTAGGCCAGGAAGCGAATTTCTTAGTGGGCCAGGCAGTCCTTGTGAAGGATGGAACCAATGGCTATGCGGTTCGAAATGTCACCGCAATCGCTTCGGGTGAACTCACTTCATCATTCAACTTTGGCGTTGCACCGGGAACCGGCGTGGGCCTCGGCAAGGCCGTTCTGTATGCGCCTTCGGATGTTTCCCAGCCGACATATACCGCGCACTGGTATCAGTCTGCAGCAGCTGCAAGCGGTGTTCATCTCGCAATGGCAGGATGCCGTACGACTTCGATGAATATTGAATTCGTCGCGAATGAACTCGCTGCAGCAACCTTTGAAATCGGCGGCCTGAGTTTCTATCAGAACCCGATCACAATCACGAGTGCCAGCAAGTATATCGACTTCACTGATTCGAGCGGAACGGTTGCATGTCAGCTGACAGAGAAAACCTATAGTTCGCCGATGGACCTTGCCAATGAGATTGCGGCGAAAATGACCGCGGCTTCGGTTGACGTGATCAGCTGCAGCTTTTCGAACAGCACCGGCAAATTCACAATTTCCAGTGACGGCTCCACACTTTCGCTGCTCTGGAACTCGGGAACCAAT